AAGCAAAAGCCTAATACGTGGATACGAAAGCGGACAAGATACACAACAAGAATTACCCAGTTACTTACAAAGAGGCAATGATGTTTCGGCTATGAGAAATGCTCAAGCAAACGCTGATGCATATGGAGACATGGGCGACGATATGCCAAGACTGGCTGGACCAGATACAATAGTCGGAAGAACTATTAGCAGAAATCAAAGAAGACGTTAAATCAACGGCAACTTTGTATTTTTAGTGTTCTCAACATTTTCTTTTATAATTTTTTGTATTATTTCTCTATCTTCAAGATCCATGTCGTATAGATAATTTTCTACACTAACACCGCCACGCATATACCAAGACACTCGATAGGCTAGATCTTTTATTGCTTTAATATCTAGTTCGTATCCATCGGCTAGTGTCTGTATCTCGTCATCTTCAAGGAACACTAGCCTTTGACGAAAAAATCGGATTGATCAATCCTAACTGCAACTTTATCTTCTTTTTCACAGGCTTCACACTGAACATTTTGCGTTGGCATTTGCCAAACTTCTACTTGAGATTCTATGTGTTCTTTTATTGTGTTATAGAAACTAATATCGTTGTCATCCAAAAATTCTTTTATTTCTAAAATATCAGTTTCTTCAATACCGTCAACGGTAATGCTTTTTATGCTTCTAAAAATAAACTCCACAGTTAAAGTTGCTATTTGTTGTAGTGTTTCATTTATAAATGCATCTCTCTTTTGTTCGTCGGTTATCTTTTGAGATTGTATTCTCAATGCTCTAGACAATGCTATATTACGCTGTTGTGTTTCACTAAATTCTTGATAGGTCAATGGTCTAATTTGCACTACAAAATTTTCAATTTGTATTTGATCTTTGTATTCTAAACTGTTGTAATAATCCAAAAGTTTTTGAATATCAATGTCATAAGAATTTTCATGTTTACAATGTTTGCATTTATGATTTACAGTTAGACCTGACCCGTATGTAGCTAGTCTAATAGCTAACAATAGATAGTCTATATCCAATGTAACCAACTGCATAGGATTTAAAACACTTGGAACACAACTTCTTATGTTGTTTGCTGTTGCCTGTCCGTTGATAAGTGCATCTGGTGTTTTGAAAAGTATTTCGTCGTTTGCTGTCATACTAAACACTGGCAATTCTGTGAAATCACCGTTGTTAACCACAGTTGCATCATAAAATTTGCCTCTGCTGGGCAATGTTGCATAGATCTTAGGTTGTCTACGGTATTTCTTTAAGGGACTGATTTCATTTTCCATTGGTGTATCCTATAGGTAAATAGTTATATATCCATATATTTATTTGGATATTTCAACACGAGGTTATAGATTTGGCAGATGCAACAGACATAGGAATTTTAGGCGATGTAGCAAGATATGCTAGCAGTGCATTAGGCGATGCTGCAAAAGCGTCTTTAGGTCTAGCAGGTAACCTTTTATCTGGCAGTAGCAAGTTAAGTGATTATAGCGAAGCATTAGCTGTTAATACACCCTTACTTAAAGAATTTTCAACTGTTGTAAAAGGTTTAGTTAAGTTTGCAGAACAAAACTTAGAAGATTACGAAGGTCTAGCCAGCATGGGTGCGTCTTTTGATGCTGACACAACGCGCATGAGAACAGCAGCAACAAAAATGGGATTAACCATGGAGCAGATGACCGAAATGGTTGCTAACAATAGAGAAGGGTTAGCAGCATTTGGTGGCACTGTAAACCAAAGCATGACAGACTTGATTAACTTTAATAATCAAATCTTAACCAGCGATACCGGAACCTACTTGCGTAGATTAGGAATGAATTTCCAAGATGTAAACGACACATTGATTGCATACCAAGAAATAATGGAAGCCGGAGGTAGAGGCAACAGTTTAACCGAGTTACAAAGACAACAGGCTGTTGAAGAATTTGCAACAGGCATTGACGAACTTGTAAAACTAACGGGCAAAAACCGTAAAGAAATAATGGAAGAAATGAAGGAACGTAGACGCTCTGGAGAAATGCAAGCGTTCCTTAATACTCTTGGACCAGAACAGGCTGCTGCTGTTCAAGAACAAATCAACACAATGCAGCAAACACTCGGTCCTGTTGCTGCACAAGCATTCCAAGAAATACTTGCATTTGGTGCTCCTATTAACGAAGCTACACAAAATTTTGTAGCAGGTATGGGCGGCGCAGCTACTGATATGTATGCTGCTGGAGATTTATTTAGATCTGGTAACCTAGATGCATTTGCAGCACAAACCGATAATGCTATAGGCGCTATGACCGATTATCAAAACTCGACTGAGTTTGCACAAACAGCTATGCTTGGTGGAGTGGGAGGTCCGGTTGCTGAGGCACAGGCTTCTGCATTAGAAGGTAGTTACGTCTTTAGAAATCGCATGGCAGAACTTGCTGAAGAAACAGGAAGTGTTGTTGAAGCTATGAGATTAGCAAGACAACAAATTGCAGAAGAACAAAACTTACAGAGAACTGCTGGCGATAGTGCTCCAAACTTAATTGCTGCTACACAAGACTTACAAGAAGCGACAAGGCAACTAGCAGAAGCTACTCAACAGGCAGCATTTCCAAGATTAGAAGAAGCAGGTTTAAGAGCAATCGGAATGATAACAGATTCGTTACCACCTCCGGGAGAAGTTGCATCAATTGTTGCAAACACTGCTGATAATTTATTCAATCTAGCAGAACGTGGAATTTACGGCGACATTGATACTGCAAACATGGGCAATGTTAACATTGGTAGTGCTAACGGAGAGTTAACTCCAGGAGATGTTGCAGGGCTTGGAGCAAGCGGAACACCAGACGACCCTCTTTCTGTTACACAAGTTGATCCGGCAGCTGAGCAAACTGTTGAAAATATTGAAGCACTTGATAATAGAACAGCGGCAGTAAATGATGCAATTGAAAGATTGCGAGGCAGTAACGATGCAATGGATGCTACTAGAGTATTAGAAGCTGAACAAATAATGGAAGGCATAGTAACTGCTAGTGCTGAAAGAGCAGCCGCAGAAGAAACTTTAAATGAAGCAAATGCTACGCTAAGTGAAGCAATTGATACAGGTGTTATTCCTGAAATTAGAGCAGCACAAGATGCTGTAAATGAAGCAGAAGAAGCATTAAACACAAAAATAGAAGAAGAAACACAAATATTAAACGATGCACTTGCAGCAACTAGTGATATGATAAGATCATCAATGGAATATACAAACAGACAAATTTCTAGATACGAATCTGATCCAAATTTTGTTGGAGGGTTTGATTCTGGAGGTAACATTCCTAGCGGAGCGTTTGGTATGGTTGGCGAGTATGGCCCTGAACTAATAGGTGGACCTGCTAACGTAGTAGGAAGAAGAGAAACCAGTCAAATGATTTCTTCGATGATGAGAAACATCAGTAGTTTAGCAGATTTACCACAAATGATACAAGACCAAACTGTGCCTGACACCGACGTAAATGAGATAACTACTAGTAGCAACGATAGAACCATGCAAGCACTGGGATCATTGTTCAGTAGATTAGAAGGTAAGTTAGATCAATTGATTACAATAGAAGCTAGATTATCTGACACAGGTGTTAAGACACTGAGAGCAACAAGAGGGCTAACTGGCAATCTCCACAGAGGAATAGGATAATGAGCTGGAAAAAATATTTTACACCTGTAAAAACAGGCAATAACCCAAACGGTAGTTATTCACCGTTTAGCGGCAGAGGAGTAGGAAATCCAGGACCTGCGTCTGCAAATTACAGCAGTCACCTCCCTGACGTTTATGTTGGCTCACCTAATCGTATTGAACGATACAATCAATACAACACCATGGACAGCGACAGTGAAGTGAATGCTGCATTGGATATTCTAGCAGAATTTACTACACAAAAAAACAAATCAAACGACACACATTTTAGATTAGATTTCAAAAAAGAAGCAACTGGTTCTGAAGTTAAAATTATTGGCGAATATCTGCGCCAATGGTGCAAATTAAATCAGTTTGAAACAAGAATGTTTCGAATATTGCGCAATTCTTTCAAATATGGAGACCAATTCTTTATTCGTGATCCAGAAACTCAAAAATGGTTTCATGTTGATCCTAGTCAAGTTACCAAAATCATTGTTAACGAAAGCGAAGGTAAACGTCCAGAGCAGTATGCAATAAAGAATTTAAATTTCAGTTTTGGAAATTTAGAAGCAACACCGTTGAACCAAACAAACAGCTATGGTCCTGGAGGCACAGCAGGTTATCAGCAAGTGCCTAATCAATTTGGAACAGGCGGCACTAACACTCCACCTGCAACAACTTCTAGATTTGAACAAGGCGAAAATGAAACTTTTGTAGATGCAGAACATGTTGTTCACTTGTCAATGAGCGAAGGATTGGATCAAAACTTTCCATTTGGCAATAGTTTACTAGAAAGTATTTTTAAAGTATACAAGCAAAAAGAATTGCTTGAGGATGCGATTATTATCTATCGTGTCCAACGTGCGCCAGAGCGCAGAGTATTCTACGTTGATGTGGGCAACATGCCATCACACCTTGCTATGCAATTTGTGGAGCGTGTAAAAACGGAAATACATCAAAGACGAATCCCATCCAAGACAGGTGGCGGAACAAATGTCATAGACTCATCTTACAATCCACTGTCAATCAACGAAGACTACTTCTTTCCACAAACTGCAGAGGGCCGTGGATCAAAAGTTGAAACTCTACCAGGTGGCACCAACTTAGGAGAGATTGATGATCTTAGATACTTCACCAACAAACTGGTTAGGGGTTTGCGTATTCCTTCAAGCTACCTACCTACTGGGGCTGATGATGGTGCATCGCAATACAATGACGGGCGAGTGGGCACAGCATATATTCAAGAATTGAGATTCAACAATTATTGCGAACGTTTGCAATCAATGCTTGAAGAAGTATTCAATAGAGAGTTTAAACTTTACTTGAATAGCAAAGGTGCAAACATTGATTATGCAATGTTTGATCTAAAATTAACACCTCCGCAAAACTTTGCAGCATATAGACAGGCTGAACTTGATAACAATAGAATAAACACCTTTAGCCAAATGACAGCTATTCCGTTTGTTTCAAATAGATTTGCATTGAAGAGATTCTTAGGACTCAGTGATGAAGAAATCAAAGAAAATGAACAGCTATGGAAAGAGGAAAACGAAGATATTATTCAAGTTGACGTTGATCCGGCAGGAGAAATGCGCGGCGCTGGAATTAGTGCAGCAGGCATGGCAGGAGATGTTGGTGGCTTAGAAACTGACTTAGGTGGAGACTTAGGAGGAATCGAAGGAGGAGATGCTGCACCACCCGATACTAACACAGGTGCCGACTTAGGTGCTGCACCTGCTGGCGCAGAAACTGCTCAAACGATATAAATAATAATATGCTACTACGTGAACTATATTATTTTGATCCAAAAACAATGGAACCTGTTGAAG